GAACAACTCAGCAAAACTGAAACATATCGTGACCCTGACAGCTTTGCTGACATCGTGCGTGGTATGCATCTATATGGTAGAAAGATCCTCCGACCAGAGGCTATCGTGACTGCCAAATATAACGCAGGTTAAGGGAGGATTATACAATGGCTACAATTAGTACATTTAAAGTTGATGCTAGAGGTGTTGGTAATCCAAGTAGAAAACCATACATGGTTCAAACTACTATAGATTTCGGACACGCTGATCTAGATGCCCTTAGTGCAGGAGATATAGTTGAGGCAATCACTGTACCTGCTAATACTATGGTATTAACAGCAGGAGCAGAAATGATTGAATCAGTTCAATCAGGTGCTGATGGCAACACTGTTAACTTAGGTATAACAGATGTTGACCAGTATGTAGCAGCCGTAGATATTGATGATGACGCATCTAACTTGTCATCAGGTCTTGGCTACCTTACGCCTTCAGCAGAAGCAGGAGTTCCTTTTTTTGTAGGTTCATCTTCTGATACTATTGACCTTGAGCTACAGGCTACTTCAACTGCCCCTAACACAGGGCAGATTCGCATATTTGCTATACTAATGGATATAGATGCTATGGGTAATCAAAGCACTGTTCATTTTGCAGCAGATGGAGCTAATGAAGTAGACAGGGATCTACTAGCTTAAATTTATAAACTGTTTGGGGCAGGTGTAATAGGATTGACTTGCCCCTTACACTATCAGGACAAGGTGAATGGCAACTTTTTTATCATTAACAAATAGTGTATTAGCAAGATTAAACGAAGTGCAACTCACCTCTTCTAACTTCTCCAATGCGAGAGGTATACAGGTTCAAGCACAAAACGCTGTTAATGAATCAATACGATATATAAATCAAAGGGAGTTTCAGTATCCTTTTAATCACACCACTAAATCACAAACATTATCTCCAGGTATTGTAAGATACAGTATACCTACCGATGCAAAGCATGTAGATTATAATACAGCTAGGATAGTTAAAGACAGCACCATAGGAGCATCAGGTGCAAATCTAAGGATAATGCAATACAACGAATATGTTAATAACGAAAGCATAACACAAGAAGACGAGATAGTTACAACAACACTAGCTGAAGCATTAGATGCTAGTGAAACAGAAATAGATATTACAAGTTCCACAGGCTTTGATACTGCAGGAACTATTTTTATAGAAAACGAAGAGATAACATACACAGGTATTAGCACCAATACATTAACAGGCTGTACACGAGGTGCTAACAGCACTACAGCTGCCACACACGACAACGGCACATCTGTAGCACAATTTGATAATGGTGCTGTCCCTAGATACATAGTAAGAACATTAGATAATAACTTTCTACTGTTTCCGTTTCCTAACAGAGCATACACTTTAAAGTTTGATTACTTCTCTTTTCCCACAGACCTGTCTGCACACGATAGCACGACAAGCATACCTGCTCGATTTGACGCTGTAATACTAGATGGAGCTACAGCATACGTCTATCAGTACAGAGGAGAGACAACACAGTACCAACTTAATTTTAGTCGCTTTGAACAAGGACTAAAGAACATGCAAAGTTTATTGATAAATAAATACGAATATGTACGCTCTACAGTAATACAGCAACCCACAGGATACTTTAGCTCAGGAGCGTTGAATTAATGCCTGATCTTTCGCAGACATCTCCTGCAGCCTTTCCTTTGCAGGGGGGATTAGTATTAAACAAATCTACGTTTGGTATGCAACCTGGTGAAGCATTAGAGCTTATTAACTTTGAGCCAGACATTAATGGTGGCTACAGACGCATAAACGGTTTCGCTAAGTATAATACTAACGTAGTTCCACAGACTAGTGCATCAACAGAAGAAGTCTTGCTTTCTTGTATATTTAATGATACAATAGTTGCAGCTAGAGGGGAGAAGATATTCACAGCTTCTGCAGGAAGTGGGTCTTGGACAGAGCGAGATAATGGCAGAACAAGTGCAGGTGTATATACCTTTGAAAGATTTAACTTTGATGGCAGTGATAAACTTATAGTTGCAGACGGAAACAATGCACCAACAGTTTTTAATACATCATTTACAGCTTCAGATGTTTCTCAATCTGGTGAAGTAGGAACAGGAGAAGCCACTGTGCTACTAGCTGCAATAGCCTCAGGCACTGGTATGACAGGCGCTTCAGGGACTATAACAGTAAGGGATACATCACAGTTTGGTAGCACTGGGACTTTTATACTAAATAATGAAACCTTTACGTATACAGGAAAAACAGCTACTACCTTTACAGGTGTCACAAGAGCAACATCAAGTAGCACTGCTGCAGATCACGCAATAGGAGATATAATAGCAGACTTATTTCCCCCTGCAGTATCAGGTGCTAAGTTTGTAGTAGCGTTTAAAGACCATATGTTCTACGCAGGTATGTCAAGCGCACCACAAGAGATAGTGTTTAGCTCACCTTTTATTGAAAACGATTTTTCTGCAGCTCTTGGTGCAGGAAGCATAAAGGTTGACGACACCATAGTAGGACTCAAAGTTTTCCGACAAGATTTATTTATCTTTTGTGAAAGCAGAATATTTAAACTGTCAGGATCAACAAGTTTTGATTTTACAATGACACCTGTTACTAGAAACATTGGGTGTGTAAACGGACAGACAATACAGGAATTTGCAGGTGACTTAATATTCCTAGCACCAGACGGATTAAGAACCGTTGCAGGTACAGCAAGAATTGGTGACGTTGAACTTGGTACTATAAGCTCCCCTGTGCAGTCTGTGTTTAATGATAACATTGCAAACGCTAGTGGATTTAGATCAGTAGTTATACCAAACAAAACACAGTACAGAGTGTTCTTTACAAAGTCAGGTGTTTTACAGACTACTACAGAGGGAGTATTAACGTCACTAAGAGGACAGTCTTTTGAGTTTGCACAAGTAAAAGGAATACGACCTACGTCAACGGACACCGTGTCAACAGCCACTGAGACAATAGTTATACACGGAGGAGATGGTGGCTACGTATACAGACAAGAAACAGGTAACGATTTTGATGGCACAGCCATAGCAGGTAAGTATAGAAGTCCTGATTTAAGTTTTGGAGATGTGGGCATACGTAAACACATGCACCGTGTTCTCGTAAGCTACAAACCAGAGTCTTCTATTAGTGCTGATATGTTTCTTAGGTACGACTATGAAGACCCAAACGCACCAAGACCTGCAGCCTACTCTCTTACAGCTAGTGACATTGTGGCTGTATACGGCACAGGCGTTTACGGAACAGCAACATACGGTGGACAGTCAGAGCCTTTGTTACGACAGTCAGTAGAAGGATCAGGGTTTACCGTAGCACTAAGAGTTGACGACAACGGAACAACAGCCCCTTACGCACTTAGGGGATTTCAGATGGAATATCAAACAGGAGCTAGAAGATAAATGGGAGCAGAATACACAAGACAGTCTACATATAGTGACGGTGATGTTATCACGGCTGCCCATACTAATGACGAATTTAATCAGTTATTAGCAGCCTTTGCCGCTACGACAGGACACACACACGATGGGACAACTGCTGAGGGTGGTCCTATTACTAAACTATTAGGTAATACTCTTACTTTTGGTGTTTCAGGTACTACAGCAGATACAGCTATTACATTTACTAGTAGTACTAATACTGGTGTATTAAAATGGGATGTGTCAGCCGATAGCTTTGAATTTAGTAATGACATACTTGTAGCGTCCACAAAAAAACTACAGTTTGGTGATACTGCCACATTCCTACAACAGTCCTCTGATGGTGTGCTAAGAATAGACGGTGAAGCAACAATAGACCTAAATGCTTCCACTGCAGTCACAGTAAGCAATGACCTTAAACTAGACAGCGACTCTGCTGTTCTAGGTTTTGGTGCTGACAATGACGTTACACTTACACACGTAGCAGACACAGCCCTGCTGTTAAATAGCTCAAGACAGCTACAGTTTGGAGACAGTGGTACATACATACATCAATCAGCAGATGGTGTGCTAGACTTAGTAGCAGATACTGAAATAGAAATAAATGCAACAACCGTAGATATCAACGGTGCTGTAGATGTCTCAGGCAACCTTACCGTTGGTGGTAATATTGTAATAGGTAGTGCTGATATAAGTGAAGCAGAGTTAGAAGTATTAGACGGACTGACTGTTACAACAGATGAAGTAAATATAATGGATGGTAACACATCTATAGGAACAACTGCTGTATCAGACGGACATGGTATTGTAATGAATCATGGTGGCACTATGGCACAAACTACTGTGCAAACTTTAGCTGCCTATCTTGACGATGAAATAACAGCCATGCCTAATCTTGTATCGACAGGTGCTTTGAACAGTGGGTCTATAACAAGTGGCTTTGGAACGATAGACACAGGCTCTTCTGCAATAACAACCACAGGGCTTATCACAGGTGGCTCACTAGACATTGATGATGTTGTAATAAACGGAACAACTATTGGTCACACAGATGACACAGACTTAATTACATTAGCAGATGGTGTTGTAACAATAGCAGGTGACTTGACAATCAGTGGTGATGACCTCACTATGGGTACAAACACCAGTGGTCACATCATGGTTGCTGACGGAACTAACTTCAACCCTGTAGCTGTATCAGGTGACGTAACTATAGCAGCAAATGGTGCAGTAACAATAGCTAACGATGCTGTGCAAAAAGCTATGGTAAACGCAGATGTTATTACAGGACAGACTGCTGAAACATCTCTTGACACATCAAATGATACAATACTTATACATGATGCGTCTGCTAGTGCATTAAGAAAAGTTACATTAGCATCCCTGTCTTCAGGACTTGGTGGTATCACAGATGTTGTAGCAGACACGACACCTCAGTTAGGTGGCAACCTCGACACTAACAGTCATAATATACTTATAGATGATGCTCACTTCATTGCAGACGAGAATGGTAAAGAGCAGATAATATTTCAGACCACAGCATCTGCTGTCAATCAGATTGATGTAACAAATGCTGCCACAGGTAACGCACCTGAAATATCTGCAACAGGTGATGATACAAATGTTAGCTTGAAGCTAACACCAAAGGGAAGTGGTCAGGTTTTACTAGATGGTAACGTGGGTATTGAGTCAGGGTTGATTGACTTAAAGAACTCAGGGTCAAGGTCACAATTAAAATTTTACTGTGAAACAGGAAATCAACATGCTCAAACATTACAAGCACAAGCACATGGTCAACAAGCTAGTAATACTCTAACACTACCCGGAGGAAACACTATTGGAGATTCTGATGCAACTCTTGTATCAGATACAGGAACACAGACACTTACAAACAAGTCAATCGACTCTGATAACAACACTATTACAAATATTGTAAACGCAGACATCAAGTCTAGTGCAGCTATAGCAGATACTAAACTTGCAACCATAAGCACAGCAGGTAAAGTAGCTCTGAGTGCATTAGAGATTGACGGTGGCACAGATATAGGTGCAGACTTAGTAGATGCTGATGAGATTATTGTTGATGATGGTGGGGCAGGAACAAACAGACGTTCTGACTTAGAAAGAGTAAAAAAATATATTTACTCAGCCATGTCAGGTGATGCAACTGCAAGTGATGCAGGAGCTTTAACAATAGCAAATGATGCTGTCGAAAGTGGCATGTTAAATGATAATGTTATAAGTGGACAGACAGAATTAGCATCAGGTCTAGCTGATACTGATGAATTAATAGTAAGTGACGCAGGTACAGTTAAACGTATGGACATGAGTGTTGTGAAAACTTACTTAACGAGTGCAGGATTTAGCTCAGAAGACCCAACGGCACTTGCTATTGCCTTGGGTTGATATAGGAGAAAGATATGGCAAACAATTTTAGAGTATTAACATTTGCAGCAGAACCTGCAAGTACGTCAGCAGATAGTGAGTATCACATATATACTGCTCCTAGTAGCACAACAACGGTTGTTATAGGTCTTATATTAACCAACATTCATACTTCACAAGTAACAGCAAAAGTTCTTCTTGAGTCTAATACTAGTGGTGACGCAACTGCTAGTAGCACACAAACAAACAACATAGGAGCAGGAACTGGTAGTGGTGATGCTAATGATAATACAACTGCTGTGTTACTTAATAATGCTCCTATTCCTGTAGGGTCTTCATTAGAATTATTATCAGGTGGTAAAGTTATATTACAGCCCACAGATGTAATTTCAGTATCTTGCTCAGTAGCAGATAAACTCTCAGGAGCATTAAGCATCATGGAGATAACCTAATGGCTTACATAGGTAATCAAGTACAGTCAGGCTTTCATACAATACCATCTGTGCAAAGGTTTAATGGAGATGGCTCTGACACGACATTTACGCTGTCACAGACCGTCTCTAATGTTCAGGACATACTTGTATCAGTTGATGGTGTAGTGCAGGACAGCAGTGCTTATACAATCCCTGATGGTACAACACTGACCTTTAGTGCAGCACCTTCATCCGGGACAGGTAACATCTTTGTCAACTACCTCGGCATAATGGATACAGGTGTCACAGTACCTGAAGCAAACAAGGGTAACTTCAAGCATGGTGGTATGTTCAGAACTAATGCACAGTCAATGGATAGCAACGTCACAATAGAAGCTACAGAAAATGCTAACGTCACAGGTCCTTTGACCATAGCAAGTGGTGTGACACTGACGATTAACTCAGGAGGGAACGTAGCAATACTATGAGCAATCTTCTAGTACAAAATATAAAGCATACAAATAATACTACGGCTCAGACTATAGATACATCAGGTAGAACCACTGCTCTACTAAATAATGATACTACCTATCGTTCTGACAGTGGAGCAGTAACACAGAACATGGTGCAGGGGTTGGCTAAATCATTCATTAGGTGTCCTCAAAACGGAGCAAGTATATCAAGCAGTTTTAATATAACTTCTCTTACAGATGTTTCAGCAGGAAGAACAACGGTTATTA